GCGCCGGCCTTGATGGACTCCGTACCGGATAGGAAGCGTATGTTCGCCCACACGCTGGCGTAATCGGCCCAAGCTTCGGGCAATGGGGCGCCCCAAGCGTCTGTTTGTGACGTTTTGTGCTGTATTACGCAACGGCTATTTAGTTCACCAGCTCGCATAAAAATCCCATAAAAAAAGCACCATGAGGTGCTTCTTAGTTGCCAACTATGCTTTTAGCTGGATTGCTTTTGCTTTTTCAGCAGTTCGCGTTCCGCCCTCTTTGCTTTTGCTTCCGGAGAATTCCTCTGCTCCAGCATTCTTTGGCGAAATTCTGGGTCTTTCCATCTAGCTGCGCTTCTTTCGCCAGCCTTTTCGCGCAATTCTGGATTGTTTTCATATGCCTTGCGCATGTTTTCGATACGCTTCTCTTTTGTCGCATCTAGTGATGCCAGCATGGCTGCTCTTGCAGCATCGTCAGCCCAGCGCGCACGCATCGCCTCTGATAATTTCTCCTTGCGCTCTGGCCGTTGAACAGCTCTAGTTAGAGCTTCCCTGTGGCGAGCACGAACGTCATCTTGCGACAGAGCCTTCTTCATTACACCGTTCGCCCATAGCCTCTTGATCGACTCAGAGCTTGCCAGCGAACGATCTTCTGTCCTAATTGCGCTCAAAACCTTTTCGCGGTAATCTGGCTTCTTCCACTGAGCACGTGAGGCTTCAGACAACTTTCTTTTAGCCTCTGGAGACCTGATCCTGGCTAGCAGCGCCTCCTTGGCAATAGGGTCTGATAACCGATCTTTATGGAGTTTGCTAACCCTATTAACGTATTCGTCAGTCCTATGCGCCGCTAGCTGAGTCTGGCGGTATTCATCAGATGCCCACAGTTTTTTCGTCCTTTGCCGCATTGCTTCGCGCATTGCCTGAGATGGCGCCCCTCTAGATTGACCACCCTCTCGCAAGTTATAGCCTGTAGGCGCCATGCATTCATGCTCATTCACATAACGCAGCTCTAGGTTATCCAGCTCGTCCTTTGATTGAGCTACTGCCAACTCAACCATAGTGAAGGACTCTGCACCATATTTCGCTATGGCCGCGTACAAGGCTGGACAACGGCTAGCAGAGCTGCAATGTCTCCGCCACCTACGCTCAATCGTTTGAGTTGTTTGCCCAACGTACTTCTTGCCGTTAGCTAAATTTGTGACGAGGTACACACGCCCATAGGGCTTAAAATTCGATGCAGCCATGCTGTTGCTCCTAGTACGAACAATGGTTTGGTTAGAGCCTCCTTGGTGTTGGTAGCACCCTGGAGGCTCGCCTATTTTGGCACATCTGCTGTACATATCAACATGTTCTAGTCGGTGCCAGCGGTCTTGCGCTGGATGGTGATGCGGTCGCGGAGTTGTCCGGCTTGCATCACGCGCCCCCTGTGTAGAGGACGTAGGGCGTCAAAAGCCAATCCGCTCCCACCGGAACCTGCACAGCCGACACGTTGCCGGTGATGACTTCCTCGCGGTTCGCGTAGAGGTGCCCAAGGATCAACAGAGCCGCCGCGTTGATTGCCTCGTTGGTGCGAATCCCGGTCAGATCCTCGGTCGGAATGACGTCATCGGTGTCGTAGACCTTGCGGAAAATCCGCCCTTCCACTGCCAGGTAGGCGGCTGCGATCCATGCGCCGATCAGCGCATCCTCATCGCTACCGTCCACGCGCAGGTGCGCCTTGGCGGTGTCGAGCGTGACTTTTGGCATGAGCTACTCCGCGTACCGCACGACTGGCGCGCCGTTGGCCGTGGCGTATTCCACGGCAGCAGGAGCCTGGTCCAGCCACGCGGCATGGGCCTGAGCGACTTCGGCGGGAACACCCTCAACGACGGCGCCAGCGGGGATGCTGGCGACGCCATCGAAGGAGCCCGCACACAGCGCGACAGCAGCGACAACGCCTTCCGGCACTTGCTTTTTCGTTGCCATGTGCAGGTTCTCCGCTTAGGTCGCGCTGTTCGCGTAGTGGCGGATTGCCTGGCCGTTGTCCACCATGTTCGCGCCAGAGCGGCAGAAAGCCACGAAGCCCACCTGGCCCTTCAGCGTGAAGGCGCTGTCGGTCATGCGGAACAGGGTGACGTCCATCACGTCGCGCACCAGGTACTTGCTGAAGTCGCCGAACAGGATGGACTTCGCCGAAGCAGCCATGACGGGCATGTACTGGTTGATGACGATCTCGCGGCCCAGCAGGCGGTCAGGGGCGCCGCCGGGGTTGCCCTGCTCGTAGCCGGGGACGAAGATCGGGCGGCCCTGGGTGTCCTTGATCTTGCGCAGCGCCTTGAGGGTGCTGTCGTTCATCATGTAGCGGGCCCCGTTGCGGTAGGCAGGGTCTACCGAGTGCTCCAGATCCACCAGGTCGTCATAGATGACGCTGGTGGTCTGGCCGGTCGTGCCGGTCTTGCCCAGCGTGGACTTGGTGACGACGCCGTGGGGCTGGCCGGTGCCGGTGCCGATGACGTGGTGCTTGTCCTGAATGCGTCCAAGGCGCAGGGCCAGCAGGCGCTTGATGTAGGCCTCGATGTCGAACATGGAGTCCTGCAGCAGCTCGAAAGGCAGGGCGATGCTCTTGGAGCTGTACTTGTAGACGTCCAGGCTCGCTTGGCCGAAGGTTGTTTCACCAACCGAAACCAGCGTGTTCTGGCCGACGATCTCGCCTTCTTCCGCCGTGGCGTCCGTGGTCGGGAACAGCATCTGCGCGCCCGTCGAGGTCTGGATGGTGCTGGCCACGCTGCGCACGCTGCCGGTGGCCTTGAGGGCTTCGATCAGTGCACGGCTGAATTCAGTGGCCACGGTGTAGCCGCCTTCGGAGCCGGTCGTGGTGGACATTGCGGCGCGAATGTCGGGGTTCACGCGGGCCAGCATGGCGTTGCGCTGATCGGGCGTCAGGGCAGACAGGCCGCCGGTCAGCATGGCGCGCAGGGCTGCGGCTTCTTCGGACTTGCCACCGCCTTCGCGTGTCGCGGAGTTCATGGCAGCTTCGTGCTCGGAGTGCTCGTCGCCAGCCACTTGGATCAGGCGGTTTTCGCGGGCGATGTCGCCGTCGATGGCCTCGATTTCGGCCAGGATGGTGTCGAGCGCTGCAGCATCAGCAGCGGGCATTCGCTGGTCAGCAGGAGTCTTTGCATTGAGTTCTGCCGCAGCGCGGGCCTTGGCGTCGCGCTGGGCGCGCAGTTGTGCGAGTTTGGATGCCATTTGTGGGCCTTTCAGAAACGAAAAAACCCGCGCGCGGCGGGTTGGGTTTGTGCCCACAAGGGGCGTAAAAAAACCGCCTCAAGGGCGGCTGTTCTCAGTTGCGCGGTGCGCTTTACTGACCTGCAAGGCGAGCCAGCATGCTCAGGCGCTGTTGCTGGCGTGCGCGGTGTTCTTCGGTGATGTAGGTAGCGGTGTCTTTGGCGCCTGCAGCAGGTTCTGGCTCAGGCTCAGGAATGGGCGGCGGTGCCTTTGCGTAGGCGGACAGGTTCCATGCGCCAGCCTTGGCCTCAGTCTCAGCGATGGATGTGGCAAAGCCATGCTCTAGCGCCTCGGCAGCTGTGAACCATGTTTCTTCGGCCATCCAGTCGCTGATCTGCTGCACGTCCTTGCCGGTCTTGTCGGCGTAGGTTTCCGCAAGCGTGCCGTCGATCTTGTCCAGCAGATCGGCTTCCTTGCGCAAGTCTTCGGCGTTGCCCCACATGCCCGTCCAGGCCTTGTGGATCATGAACATCGCGCCCTTGCCCATGATGACTTCCTCGCCGGCCATGGCGATGAAGGTGGCGGCGCTTGCGGCCAGGCCGTCGATGTGGACGATGACCTTGGCCTTGTGCTCTCGCAATGCCTGCTCCATGGCGCGAGCGGCGAACACCGAGCCTCCAGGGCTGTTGATGCGCAGATGGATGGTGCCTACGTCCAAGTCCTTGATGGCCTTGACGAACGATTCAGGAGCCACGCCGCCCCACCACTCGGCCTCATCTTCACTGGAGACAATGTGGTCGTACAGGAAGACCTCGGCCTCGTCTGCTTTCGCTTGTACGGCGAACTTGCGGGCGCTGGCCTTGCGGTTGTCCGCGTACAGCTTATTCAGTCGGTTTTTCATCGGTTCCCTTCCCGTCGTCTTTACCGGGGTTGCGCAGCAGACTCGGGTTCTGCGGCAGGTTCTCGCGGCGCCGCACCTCGTTGGCGTCCATCCACGGCATCTCCCCGGCACGGCCCATGGCGATGCGGTAGGCCTCGTAGCGGGTCTTGAGGTCTGCACGCTCCAGCGCTTCCACTACGTGCTCCATGAACAGGCGCTCGCGCATGGGCCAGAATTTGCGGTTCAGCTCCTGTTTGAGCGGTGTCAGATGGCGCTGCAGCGTGTAGCGGACAAAGCCAATGCCCTGCTGCTCAATGCCCGTGCCGAAGCTGGTTTGCTTGTCGGTATGGCCGATCATGTGAGGCGGCACGCCCAGGATGCGGGAGATTTCCTCGACCGTGAACAGGCGTGTTGCCAGGATCTCGGCGTCCTTGCTGTTGATCGATAGCTGGGCCGGTTCCAGCCCGCCGGAAAGTATCAATGGCCCTCGGCCACCGTTGACGGCGCGGGCCATCAGCGATGACTTCAAATCCGTCAGCTGCTTGTCGGTCAGTCGCCCGGGCGCTTTCAGGGCGTAGTCGATGTTCGCGCCGTTCGCGAAGAACCGGCTGTTGTAGTCCTGCGCCGCGATGGCCGCGCCGATGGCCTCCCGGCCTGCATACGTGATGGGGCTGGGGCTGCGCAGTCCGTCAAAGCCCAGGCTCGGCAGGTGAATCATGTCCGCGCTGTCGCGGGTGTACTGCGGACCACCATCTGATGGCGTGATGCGGTACAGCACGCGGCCTTCGCGCTTGAACGGCTCCACCGACAAGGGATGGTGCGGCTGCAGGGCGATGATCTTGGAGCTTTTGACGCTGGATCGAATCAGCTCACAGAACCCGTCGCCGTGGAACAGCTTGGCGCTGATGAGGTACTCCCACAGCGCGAAGGCCGACCAGTTGCCGCCCGCGTTTTCGTTGAGCAGATACCAGTAATCGTGCTCGACCTTTTCCCGGCTTTCGCGCTCGTAGATGGCCAGTGGCAGGGACGCAATAGCCCCAGCCACCAAGGACACGGCGGCATAGACCACGGACACGCGCATGGCCGATTCGCGGGTGACAGCAACGCCAGCAGCGGAGCGGTAGTTGGCGCCCAGCAGGTTCGCCAGCTCGTCAATGGTCAGGCTGCCATTGGGCAGATCACCAGCAGCAACGATGCCCGCACGCGCTGCGGCGCCGTCGCGCCCGGCGATCCAGTCGCCCAGCACTCGGCTACCGCGAGCGTTCGCGGTCAGGTTGAAGGTTTCTGCCATCAGGCCAGCTCCAGAGAGTAGATTGCCGGTCCAGCCTTGGACTCCGGGTTGTTGCCCATCAGATAGGCAGCGTCAAACATGGCCATAAGGGCGTCGATCTTGGCGAGCCCGCTGGCCTGCTTGGTGATGGAGATGGCGTTTCCGACCTGCACCACCTTGGCATTGCCGACGCACCAGGCCATCATGGCCGATCCACCATGCACAAGCGTCTTTGCCGCCACGCGGCGCTCGCAGGTCTTGATGGCGCCTTGCAGCTGCCAGCCTTGCGGGATGCCGACGACTTCGGAGGCCTCCACCGGACCCGGCTCATCGTCCGCGCCCACCAGGGCGTCGTAAATGCCGCCAAGGCCAGCCCGGTCCACGCCGATCTTGTCCAGCAGGCCTGAATCCACCACCTCTTGCACGATGGCCACAACATCCGTGATGTCGCTGCCCACATGCGGGGCGAGTTTCAGATCGCCATCGCGCGCAAAGTCGCGGTACTTCGATTCCTCGGACTTGCGGCGCTCCAGCGCAATCGGATGTAACCAGGCACGCGCCCACACCAGCCAGCGACCCGTTTCTGTCTCGCGGCCAATCACAGCCAGGCCCAGCATGTCGTCCAGACCGCCGCCATCAATGCCCACCGTCACGACCTCCGATCGGTCCAGCAGCTCGGCAAGCGTGAATGGCTCAATGGCTGCGGCCGCCCAGAAGTCGGCACCGCTCCAACGATCCGAGCGCAGGTTCAGGCCGATTTCTACGTTCAGGTGTTTGGCAAGGAACTGCTGATAGGTGCCGTCCGTCTTCGCCTGGTTCTTCTTGAGCTGGTCTTCCAGCCATTCCGCACTGACCGACCTGCCAAGGTTGGGATTGGTGATGTAGAAGTTTTCGGGCTTTAGGTAGTCCTTGCCTTCCACCATCGCAGCCGGGAATTCGTACAAAACGCCCAGCGTCTTGTTGTCCTCCAACTTACCGTCGCGCACATCGCGCCAGTAATTCAGCTTTTCCTTGAACACCCCAGCCGGTGGCTCGTCGCTCTGCGTGGTGAGGAAAATCACCCAGCCTTCATCACGCGAAATCTGCCCGCCCAGTGCCTCAAGGAACATCGCCTCGGCATTGGACCGCTTGCCGAACACCCACAACTCATCCACCAGCACCTTGCCAGCCTTCTTTCCGGATACGGTGTCCGTGTCTGCTGCTACGACTTTCAGGCTGTTGCGCGTCGTTCGATCCGTAATGGTTCGGATGTGATCCTGAATGTGGAACATCGCAGACAGCTCGGGATCGGCCCGAACCATCCCAGCGGCTGGCTTGAATGCGTTGTCGGCCACCTCTCGGGTCGGCGCAAGGATCAGGTGCTCTTCTTCCTCACGCCAGCATAGAATCAGTGCTGTAAGCATGATCCCTGCCGCTATGGTGGACTTCGTGTTTTTCTTGCTGATGAGCAGCCCAAACTCACGAATGAGCTGTTTGCCCGTCTCGGCATCGTATGCGCCGAAGATGCAGCGCACGAAGTCGAACACCCATTCTTCGCAGCATTCCGCCATGGAAGGCTTACCGGGAAGATCGGGCACGCGCAGCGCCTTGAAGATTGCCAGAGCCTCTTCCGCCTCGCTGGCGAAAATCGGTGGCGGGATGATGGACTTGCGCCCCACCAACCGGGCTTCCCAGTCAGTGCAAGCTGTTGTCCATTCCATCGCTATACCTTCTGGCCTCCAGCGGCCACCAATTTAGGAGGGGCAGAGCGCCGGAACTTGCTCGCCGCCTGCTCTGCGCGCTCTTGCGCTTCTTCTTTCTTGCCGCCGTCGCCCTTTTTCGTGTGCGTGTATTGCACGGCGGCGATTGCTGCCCTCACCTGCAGGGCCGTCGCCTCAACCTTGCCCAGTGCTACGTTCTGCAGCATCGTTAGCATGTCGGTATCGGGCAAAACCGTTGGCGGTGGTGGTGGCGGCTTTTCCTTCTTGGGCCTGCCAGCGCCAGGTCGAGCGCCGCCAGCGTTCTTTCGCGGCCCTCCGCTTCGTCCTGGTTGTCCTGCCATTTGCTGAATCCTGTTTGAAAAGGGGAAGAGTTTCTCTCCGTGCGGAACCTGTGCGGTTTCCCGGCCAGAACGCTACACTTTTGATAGCCCCCTCCCCCTAGCCCGCTCACCCGCCTCCCGAGCCGTCTTGGCCGCGTGGTGAGGCTTGCAAAGCGTCTGGTAGTTGGTCTCGTCGTCCTCTCCACCTGCCCACAGCGGGACGATGTGATCGACTTCCTGCCCTTGTGCCACTCGCCCTTCCGCCTGACAGTGGCAGCACAGCGGGTTATCCATTAACCACCGCTCTCTGCGGCTCATCCACTTGCGGCCGCGCTGTCGTGGAGTGGCGTTTGGTCGCGGCGCCACCGCCATCTGCCGGCCTTGCGCCATCTGGATACGAGGCTTGAGCGCCGGGATTCGTGGCCTACCCATCCTCGCCTACCGGCCTGCGGCAATACTCGCACTCGATGAAGCCAGCCTGGTACCCAGCGCCACAGCCTGGGCAGGTGTCGCTGTCTTCACAGGCGGTGATGATGTGAATGTCAACGTCGCTTTCGATAAAGCGCACAGAGACTGTTTCCATGGTCAGGCCTCAAGCAGCCGTTTGTACTCTTCGCGGCTCACCGCGCGCTGGATGACCTGCTTGGCGTGAAGCGTCAGCACGACCTGGGGCGCAATCTGGCCTTGGCAGCTCGGGAACTGGATGTCGAGCACGCCGTTCACACGGCGCCCATCAATGAACAGCAGGCCGCCAACGCCCGTCGTGACGAACTCAACGACCGGGGCTTCCTTCGTCTCAGGCGCTTTCTCATGGAAAACGCGCTCCACGTCCTCGCCGAACAACTTCACGCGAATTTCTGACATCAGGCTCCCCAGTTAAAAGCCCTTCGGAATTACCCACATGGGCAGGGCTTGTCGTTCGCTATTGCCCAGCTTTGCCGCTACAGCTCGCGGCAGGAGAGTCCACGCCGTCAAGCGACTCGGGCGCGGCCAGTGCTGGGCTGCTGGGATTGGTGAGAGCCGGCGCGTGCAGTGCAGAGGCATCGGGCGAATGGGTTGCGGGCGCTGCGCCTAGAGGAACGAGTCCGGTGTAGGTGGTGCGCAGGCCCGCGAACAGGTTGCAGCGCTGGGATTCGAACCCAGGTAGACCGGCGTATCGGCTCTCGGCGCCACGCAGATCCTCTTGCATCGAGTCACCATTCGGCCACTCTGGCACGCTGCGGAAACGAAAAAGCCCGCGAGGCTTTGACACCTGGCGGGCTTGTCTCTAGGCACCGATGGCCAGAGTTGCATATTTATATCACACATTACGGCGCAGTCAAGCGGTTTGTAAGGTTCGCGTCAGTTTATGAGGACGTGCACTCGGACGCGATCAGCCCGCCCGCCTCGAATCGCTCGGTCAAAGCGACCAGCGCGCGCGAGTGCAGGCTGTGGGCGTAGCGGCGAATGAGGGCGCACGCCTCGCGCACGGCGGCATGGCTGACGCCGAAGTGCTTGCCGATGTCAGTCATGGCCAAGCCGTCGCGCTGGCGCCGGGTGGCGAATACATGCCATGCGCAGTACAGGGCGTACTCAGTGCTTTGACAAGCCAGCGCCGGTGCACAGTAGGCCCCCAACTCGCGCACGCCCTCCCCTTTGATCGCCTGGTGGCCGTAGATCGCTTTACACGCGGCAGCCTCAGCCTGGTGAGGCAGGTGCTGCACCATCGCTACGACCTGCGCCGCCTGCGCGCGGATGTCCAGGGGGGACATGCCCGCGAAGTTGACGCGCGATTCCGTCGCTGTGGGCAGCTCATCCCACACGCGGTTTTCCTTGACCAGCCGGTCAATCACGATGGCCGTGGGGCTTTTGATCGTGGGCGGCAGCGAGTGGATCAGGAAGGCCACGTGCAGGGCGTGGCCGGCATCGCGGAAGATGGGCGTGTCGGCGGTGGTGTAGCGCTCATCTGTTTTGCGGCTTTCGTCCATCGGTTCTCCCTCGTTCAAACTTCGGACATGTCGCGCACCTCAGGTGCTTTGGACTTCACGCGCTTTTGTGTCCGCTCGATCTGCCGCCAGTATTCGGCGCGGCTCACGGACTGTCGTTGTAAGTCGTGGTATGCGTACAGATCGCGCAATGCCTGGAGCCCTTCACCGGACAGCACCATTCGGCCAAGAGACTCATACCGCACACCAGCATCGATCAAGGCCTGCTCTGCTTTCTTGCACGCCTCAAGGGCCTCGGGGCCGATACCAGACCGGGCCATGGTTTCGCAGATGTTGAGGACTCCTGTCATGTCGGCCCACTCCTGCAGTCCTGCTGTACCGGTGCGGAATGCCTCAATGGCCGCCAGCTCACGAATGCGTAACTCGTTCAGCAGCTTGTCATCGGACACGCGGGCACCCTCGATGGCGTGCTGGATTGGGTCTACCTTGACCCACACTTTTCGTTTGCAGCGCTTTCTCACTTCATCTCCTTGAAATTGGCTTCCCTGCTTGATGTGGTGGGCGTGGCTTGGG